AATTTCTGACAAAACCGGCACAAATTAGTTGCATCTTTTCACCGAATTAGTTCAAACTAATTTCTGACAAAACCGGCACAAATTAGTTGCATCTTTTCACCGAATTAGTTCAAACTAATCCCGAATTAACATCAACTAATTTTCTACCGATAAAGCTGTGACAGCGTTTTAAAAAAAATCTTAAAAGACAGATACCGACGTTTAGTCGGTATACTACTATAGTTATTTACATAACATAACATAACATAACATAACATAACATAACAGTTCATTATGTTAAATAGGGTTTTCAATTCGTTGTGTATCAGTTGTTTGAAAAAAAATAAAAAAAAACACAAAATAAATTAGGCGTTTATTCAAGAATACTAGTTATATTTGCTGAACAAACAATTATAAAAACAAAAAGCAATGAAAAAATTTAAAGTCCACAACCCATCATGTGATGATACTGAGTATTTTTTAACTTTAGAAGAAGTTCATGAATACATTGATGGAGAATTAAAATTTCTAAATTACGGAGGTTCAGCTGAATACTTTTATGACGAGTTTAGCGTTGAAGAAAGCGTACTAAAGTACTCGGCAATAGTTGTATCGATCTTCTACGCCTCCCCTATTCTCTACATAGATGCCGAAAGTAATGTTCAGGAGTTGATTGAAAATGCTTTTTTTGACTCGTACGATGACGCTTACGCCGCTGCTATCAACCATGGACTAGAAGACGAGGACATTCATGTTGTCGTGACGAATGTATTTGAATCAAACTTATAAAAATAGATATGGCAAGGCAAAAATGGCAAACAAAGCTTACCAAAGCTGAAATGAAAAGCATGGACATCATCCAGATGTCTGTCAGGAAGTTTGGAGAAATACATGAGTTAAAATCTATAGATGAGGTAAGATTTTCTTACGTTTATGTAAGTGAAGGCTTTAGGTCTGGTGAGTACTTCCCATTATATATAAACTCATATTTCTTAAATGATGGTGAAATAAACACCGTGTTAAGCGTTATTTTAAATCCTAAAGAAGGTGGCAAGCTGTCTGTTCACGAGTTTCATTATAAAAGCGTAAATAAAAATAACCATTTCGATAGGACTATTTCGAAAATAACCCGCGAATTGGTTAAACTGACTGGCGACAATAAATTTATAAACAATGGCGTTACTACTAATAATTAGCGGCGCATCGCTTGTCATCGCTTTGATGGTCGAAATATTTAATGGTAAAAATAAATAACAATAAAAAAATGAGTAAAAGAAAAACGTATACAACCGTACTGAAGTCAGGCGGATTCATAACTACACATAGCAGTCTAAAATCAGCCTGCGAAGCTTCGGGGCTTGATTACAAGAAGTTGTCCAGAAAAAAGATGCCGTTCACGCATCAGGATATAGACTTCTTTAAGGTTGAAAACAATATCTCCTTTCATGATATGTTAGTTAAAGTATCGCTTGATTCCGGTGAGTTATTTTGCGGTTATAATTTCGATAAAATCAGTGATTACGACCAAATAGAAGAAGTATTCATTCTTCATAATGAATACGGGATCGAATACGAGATAGAGGTGAATATTGACACGTTTTCAGAGGGTGAGTATGAGCTTGAAATAGGTGTTGTTAGGACTTTTGAAGGTGTCGAGGTGGATTTATCAAACGAAACAATGTCCTTGCTTTTGTTCGAGATAAATGAATACATTCAGCAATGAAAGTCGAACTAAGCAAAGGTCAAATAGTTAACGATCAGCATCACTCCAGAGCATCTATACGAATACTATCTTTTCAGTTGTCGCAGTTAGCTAGGGACTATGAGAGGCTCGCAACGAACATGACGACAGGATCAAGCTCACTTAATGAGTTAGCCATGTTGGAAATACGCACAACTATGGTTGAATTAGAAGCCGATATTGATCTTTTTAAACAAATAATATAAATCAAAAACAAATGGAAAAAGAAACTAAAACGCATTGGAAGTCTATGTTGACAAACCTAGATTACATAGGTGCTTACGCGCTTAATTACGGAGAAGACCTAACCGTTAAAATAACCTCCGTATCGAAAGAAAAAGTGAAGGGAGATAAAGGAAAAGAGGAGGTTTGCACGGTTGCGCACTTGGAGGGTCAGAAGCCTTTTATCTTGAATCGAACTAATTCTAAGATGATACAGAGGCTTTATAAAAGCCCGTACGTTGAGGACTGGATAGGTAAGGAAATTACTTTATACGCCACAGTGACTAAAGTTGCCGGAGAGCTTGTCGAGTGTTTAAGGATTAGAAATGAAGTGCCAAGTAAAGAAGTTAAAGACAGAAGGTTGGATATTAGTAATGAGCGTCTGGAAGCTGCTTTAGACAATATTTTGCAGAAAAAATATACGTACGAAAAACTGGTCAAAACTTTCAAATTAACGGAAAATCAACGATTAGCTGCAGAATCTAAATTAAATAAACAATCATGAATAAAGAATCAGCTAAAGAATTAATTAACAATCTTAAGATCAGGTGTTCAGAGATACATTTGATAATGGGGGGATCAAAAACCCCTAACTCCTTCACCGAAGCAAACGCAAGGAAGTTGGAGGAGCTGAAATCTAAGGAGAATCGAACTGAAAAAGAAAAAGAAGAGCTTAGAGAGCTATTGAAAAAGAAAGCTTTCAAACCTAAATACGCGCTCTCTGAAACGGCTAAGTCTCATGTCAGAAGCTTAGTTAAACAAATCGTTTTAGGGTATGTGAAAGATATTAATACTAAGGAGATGGAGAAGGGTGTTGCTTGTGAAAATGACAGTATAGATATTTATAACTCCGTGTTTTTTAAAAGCACATCGAAGAATGAAGAATCTAAGAGCAACGAGTATATAACCACCTTAGGCTGCGACATCAACGAGCTGGACGAGGGTATGGTTACAGATATTAAGACGCCCTGGTCTAAAGAAACTTTCCCACTAACCGATACGGAGGCTGCTAAGGCTTGTAAAAAATCAGGCTATAATTGGCAGTTAAACGGCTATGCTTGGCTTTACAACAAAAGTAAGGCACAAGTTGCCTACTGCCTTGTAGATACTCCGGATTATTTGATAGAATACGAGGACAACGTGACACCTCACGTAATGAGTGACGTGCCTTTACATTTACGAGTGACAACCACGCCTGTTGAGGTGAATGAAAAAAACTTTCAACTAATCAAATCAAAGGTTGTTGAATGTCGTATATTTGCCTTAGAGTACCTAGAAGAAATTTATAATAAAAACAAAAAATAATGAACAAACATTTTATAGACGGCAGGGTCGGGAATGATCCTGAAATACACGCATTCCCCGACGGATCAAAGGTCGCGAACTTTTCTATAGCTACCACTAAGCGATGGACAGACAGTGACGGACAGAAGCAGGAGCGAACTACTTGGCACTCAATTAAAGCTACGGGCGGAGTTGTTGGTGTGGTTGAAAAATACCTAAAGAAAGGTGATAAGGTTACTGTTATGGGCGAACCTTTCAATCATGAATGGGAATCGTCTGACGGCAGTAAGAGGAGTCGAACGGTTGTACACCTAAAAGAGATAGAGCTGCAACCAAACGGCAGAAATGAGGGTTCAGAGACTAATCATAACCAAGGAGTAGAAGCTCCTTTTTAATAATATCACCCTCGCTGCTACGAGGTTGATAAAGAAGTCCACCAAAGAGGTGGCGAATTAACAATAAATAAATTTTAAAAAGGGGTTTTTAATATTTGTTTAGGGGAGGTATCTATAACCTTTTTATCTCCCCCTTTTTTTTTAATCAAAAATATGGCAAAAGGAAAAGATAGCTTTCTTCTTTACTGCGATCTGATAGACATAATGCCGTCGCTTACTATGAACGATAGAGGCGAGTTGTTTACTTACATACTCCAATACGTTAACGATAATGATCCTGAAGAACCTGCCTCATGCTCCGAAGCCTTGCGTTTGTCAATAATGATGGTTAGGGGTAAATTAAAGAGAGACTTAAAAAAATGGAATGAAAAGATAGAAAAGAAGTCATTTGCTGGCAGGAAATCCGGTGAAGTTAGACGCGCTAAAAAGCTATCTAATTCGGTGGATGTTGCGCCCAAAGAAGCTAAGCAGGTAGAGGTAGAATTAAAGCCTTTGGAAAAACCGAAACCAAAAGACAAGCCTAAGGTCTATCCGTTGAAGGTAGTTAATGGGTGTAAGTCGTTGTTGAAGTACTTTCCCGAAAACTGCCACCCAAAGAACCTACTATCTTGGGTGAAGGTGTATGACGAGCTGTTGCGTATAGATAAATTAACGCACGAAAGAATAGAGACTATCGTAAAAAAAACAAGAGAGGACAGTTTTTGGGCGAAAAATTTCCTTAGCTTAGTTAAGTTGAGAAATCTAAACAGCGACAAAGTTAAGTACTGGGTGGTTTACGAAGAAAAAATAAAGTTAGAAAGCAAAAAAACAAATCAAAATGGACAACAAGTTAGCAATAAGAAATCAACATTTGAGCGTTACACTGAAGCCCGAAGCACCCGAAGAGGTTAAGCGAGCTGTTCAGCTTTACAACCCTAATGCTTCATTTAGGACATTCCCTCCAAACCCCACAGCTATTGAATGGGATAGCGTTAAGGACTTGTTGCTTGGATTTAGTTTTCAATGTGGGATTAAAGAACCTATCAGCGAGCATGAGGAGGACGCAATGGTTAACCATTTGAGTAGACATTTTAAGTCGTTAAATCCTTTAGAGTTATCTGAGGCGTTTAGTCTTTACGCTGCGCAGAAATTAGACTTTAAAGAACCTGCTTATCAAGCTTTTACAAGTCTGTTTGTGAGTAAAGTTCTGGTTTCTTACATGAATTACCGATCTTCTCAGCTAAGCAAAAGAGAGGTTTACGCAGAACCTAACGTCATGCTGTCCGCTCCTGCTAAAATAGCTTATTTTGAAAATACGCTATTCAAACAATACCAGTTAGTTTTGGAAGGCAAGAGAGTTGAAAGTGTTTTTGATGATTTCGACTCACACCTTTATTATAACTCGTTAGATGACATCGGGTTTATAGATGTTTCAGACGAGGAGAAAATGGAAATATGGCAGTTCGTAACGGATGATTTGCGAGAGAATTTTAAACCTACACGCGCAAAGCCTAAACCTTTAAAGACGGACGCTGTAAAGAGAGCTAAAGCTTTAGCTTTCAGGTCTTGGGTGACTAATTTAGTTTTTGACGAAATAGATTTAAGGTTGGTTTTGTTAGATTATTGTAAAGAAAAAAAAATAAGGTAATGAAAAAAATAAAAAAGCAAGAAAGCCTTGTAGTCCGGTGTAAAAACTGTAAAAAGCAAGACGCTGAATACGAGGGTGATTTATGTGTAGATTGCTATTGCTTAGAGAAGCAAAGCGTTGATTTTGATAATTAATTTAAAATTGAAAATAATGGATAATTTATTAGATTTGAAAATGAATAAAGTAGATTTAGCGACCATAGCAGGTATAAACGTGAAGGAAGCTGAATGGATGTTTCAAACTCTTACTGAGACAAAAAAAGTTGAAAAGGATGTCTATTTTGAAGCGAGGCATTTATCTGTTTTTTTTAATGAAGATGGATATGGCAGCCTTCTGTCTATGATTAATGCTGTCAACACTTATTACAGGCTTTCGTTAAAAGAGCTTATTAATTATAAGAATTTAAGGTTCTCAGGCAGGTATAGGATTTATGAAAAAATTTTACATAAATCTAGTCTGAATCACGCGTTTGAGGCTATGTCTCAACACCACAAGCATAGTTTAGGTGTTAAGTCTTACATAAAAGTTGTAGAAAATATGCCTTCAGACATATTGGAATTATATAGCATTCAACCGTGGTGGGTTTAAATAATAGTGTTAATTTTATAAAAAAAAATATATGAAGTTTGAAAAATTAGGAATAGAAGTAGCGGACAAAGTTACGTTAATGACTGGAATTATAACGGCGAGAGCCTCGTATATAACTGGTTGCGATCAATACCTAGTTCAACCTAGAGGCGACGGGTCTAAATATCCAGAACCTAGTTGGATAGATGAAGGCAGGTTAGACGCCACTAATTCAGGTATCATAATTACACCATGTTCGGTTCGGTCAAATGATAACGGTTGCGACATCTCCGCGCCCATTAAGTAATAATAAAAATAAATAAAATGAGCAAAAAATTATCGCCGCAGCAAAAAGCGGCTATCACTAGAAAAAAGAATGCTGAAGCTGCTAGATTAGGCGAATTAGATAAAGCTAAAAAGTTGGTTGAAGCTATTGATCTCGAAAATGAACTTGAGGCTGTTGAAGCCGTTGAGGCTGTTGAAGCCGTTGAGGCTGTTGAAGCCGTTGAGGCTGTTGAAGCAGAGGTGGAAGCTAGAGAGAAATTGTTCGTTGTATCTGTAAATTACAAAGGCAACAAGTTCGTTAAGTTGATCGGGTCAGAAAAAGAATTGGAAGAGCTATGTAATGGTGTGAACATTAAAGGCGTTTATTGTGAGGAGGTTACTTTAGTCAAAGAGTTAAATGTTATTAATCTTAAAGGGTTCGTTAAGCGATTTCTTGTTTTGAATGAGCCTTTTGAGCTTGCTAACGGCTGGATTTCTGAACACTGGGTAAGAAGAAGCAGGGTTTACGATAAGCTATTTGAAATAGAAAGGTTAGATTAAAAACTGAAATATTAAGACCAATTAATCACAGCTTTATCGGCAGAAAATTAGTTGATGTTAATTCTGTATTAGTCTAAACTAATTTGTGTCGGATTTGTCAGAAATTAGTTTGAACTAATTCAGTGAAAAGCTGTAACTAATTTGTGCCGGATTTCAACAAATTAAGTTTAAACTAAACAGTGAATAGTTTCAACTTAATTTGTTATAAAAAATAAACAAAACGAACAACTGTTAATTATGATACACACAGCAAAAGAGCTTGAGGCAATGCTTGGTACTCCCGAGGAAGCTAAAGCGGACATAGTAAAATTAACACTTCCATTCCCTATGCGATTGTCTTGGGATAAAAAAACAGTAATAACAACTGTTAGATGTCATGAAGCGGTAGCTTCAAGTCTAAAAGCAGCTCTTGAGGAGATATTATTTCATTACGGTTTTGGAATTATTCGAGAGTTGGGAATGGATTTGTTTGGGGGGATTTATAATGTCCGTAAAACTAGAGGTGGGAATGATTTTTCTTCTCATTCTTGGGGGGTATCTATAGATTTGGACCCCGAAAGAAATAGGCTTAAAGAAACTTCCCGTACAGCTAGATTTGCAAGACCTGAGTACTCTCACATGATAGATATATTTGAACAAAATGGGTTCACTTCAATGGGTAGAGAAAGAAATTACGACTGGATGCACTTTCAGTTTACGAATTTTTAAACGTCATGAAAAAAGGAAGGGTTCGAAATTTTTTAAAAAGCAAAGGGAAGTCGTTTGCTGGCAACCTACTTAAAGAGGTTGGCGGAGACATACCTATAGCGGGTAGATTTATTGAGGCTATAGGCGAGGTTATAGCTCCTTCGGTTGAGTTAACAAGTGAAGAGGTGGCTAAGATAGAGAATTTAATAGCTGACAGAGACAAAGAGTTGACCGCTAGATGGGTGTCAGACAACTCAACAAGCTTAAAGCTTCCTAGGATTGTCCGTCCTATTATATTAATTTACGCATGGATAATTACCACGCTAATAGTAGTATTAGAGGCTTGCGCTATCTCGATGCCGTCAACCTCTATAATTCTAGGGATGATTGGTGCGGTTAATGCAGGCTACTTCGGGTTAGTTACTTACGAAAAGAAAAGGGGGGTGAGATGATATTTAGAGAGGTTTTAGAATGCCCTGATTACTATATAAGTAGTTGTGGCGTATTGTTTAATACTAGTACTGGTAAGGTTGTTAAAGGTTGGGAGAATGAACAAGGTTATCGACGCGCTAGGTTAAAGCTTAGAAATGGTTGTTTTCGAGATTATTACATACATAGGTTAGTTGCGGCGTATTGGTGTGAGAATCCTAATGGATTAAATGAGGTAGATCATTTGAACGAAAGAAGGTCAGGTAATAGGTGTGAGAATCTCAAATGGGTAAGCAGAAGGGAAAATATGAGTTTTGTTCACAATAAGGGGTTGAGATTTAAAAATGATCTACCTGCTGTACCTATAAATAATTTATTTTTATGAACAAGCTAACGAGCGATCAAATAGAGTGGTTACGTCAATTGCAACGCGGAATTGTTGTTAGAGCATCTGACCACGATAACATCTTAAAAATAGGTAGAAGTATTGATCCTACATTTAGCTTTTGTAGGCAATGTCCGGGGGCAATAAATCCGTCTGTGGCAAGGCTTTATGCTGTCGCTGAAAAGCAAATAGGGGGCAGGCTCTCTGATTATCGCGGGGAAATGACAATTGAAACTAATTATCCTGAAAAATTTTTCGATAATACACCTACTAATAAAATTAAAGGATTGGTCGTATTAACTTGCGGTAAGGTGATGGGTATTGACACCGATGATCGGAAGCAGATGATTAAAGAGGCTTTAAAACTGCTAAATGAAAAATAATAATAATTTAACTCCGAAACAAGTAGTTTTTTCTGACCAATACATAATAACAGGGTCAGCGTCAGAAGCTTATCGGATAGCTTTTGATTGCGAAAATATGAAGTCTACGACTATTCATTCGCGTGCTTGTGAGTTGTTGAAAAAAGAGAAAATAATGAGCTACATAAAAGAAGAGCAAGATAAGCTAATAAAGCAGACGGATGTAACTAAGCAGGTGGTCATAGATAAGTTAATGTCTATAGTTGAACGATCTGAAGGTTATTTAGAGGCTGTTGAAAAACTTCAATCTAGTGATGGCAACAAATATAAAACTGACAAGTCTAAGTTGTACCTATTATCAAATTTCTGCAAGACCTCTGACGCTATAAACGCGCTGAAGCAGATAAGTAAGATGCTCGGATTTGATGCTCCGGTTAAAATGGAGCTAGATCAAAGCGTTGTTATCAATATTGTAAAGCCTGATTAATAGGTGTTTATAAAATAATTTAAAAAAATTATAAAAATAATTAGGTTTATATTCAGGAATATAGTTATATTTGTCAAACACAATAAAAGGATAAACAAAAATGAAAGCATTAAAATTTAAAAAAGCCCACGAATTAGCTTCTAACTGGTCGTCTTACAAATCAAGAAAAAAATACGGTAATTGGAAACTTACGTACAGAGATTTTTTCTCTTTAGCTTTAAAAAGTCTAAACAGAATTAAGGCTAATTCAAAAACGGTACTAATGTCAATTAAGAATCAAATAGCAGGAACTAGACAAGATAGAGGTACTATGTTTAATTTTACTGGTGATTTTACAAAAATAATGCAGAAAGCTGACGTAGAAAGGCATTTTGTTGGGGCTATTATTCAGAAAGCTATTGACGGTAGTTATATTTCAGAAAAACAAGCGTGGGCAGTAGCTTATTACGCTAGTAAATAATCTAATAAAAAATATAGAATGAGCAATTTTAAATGGAGTATAGCCAAAGCGGCGTATACAAAGGAATTTCCGGATGGAACTTTAAAGAGAGTGCTTGAACACTATATAGTGTCTTCAATGTCCTTTACAGATGCTGAGGCTACTATGTATGAACAGCTTGGTGAGTTCGTTAAAGGCGAATTTTTCGTGAAAAGCATAACACCTATTGATATTGCTGATTTGTTTCAGTACGATGATTCGGATGTTTGGTATAAAATCAAAGTTGAATATCTAATTGAGGATGCAGACACGGGTAAGGAAAAGACTAGCCGTGACATTTTTTTCGTTACGGCAAGGTCAATAAACCAAGCTAACGAAAGGGTTGCTGAAAACCTAAAGGAATTACTTGTTAGTTACCGTATAGTCAAGTCCGAAGAGACACCTATACAGGAAGTGTATTTACACTCAAACGAACTGGAAGGGGGTAGTTATGATGAGCAGGAGTAATATAGCGAGAATGAAAGAATTGCCTAGCAAAAGGTCGGCTGAGCGTTTTTTTAAGTCAATTAGCTCAGTTAGATTAATTGAGCCTCAGGAGGACTTGAAGCATCATTTGAAAAGCAATTTCAAGACACATGAGGGCGTTAAGTTTGTTTGCATTGAGATCACCGATATAAATAAGGTTTTAGATGATTTAGCGATCGCTTACATATCTAAATTATCCACTCTTAACGCCCCTATTGTTTGGAGCAAAGTTTCAAGATACAGGGAGAAAGTTAGGCTTTGCTTGGGATTGCCGAGATAAATTAAAACAGTAAATTAAATATAATAAATATGGAAATGCAAAGATTAAAAGACGAATTAAAGGCGGCAGGCTTTAACGTGTGTAACCTTAATTGTTCAACTGAAGAAATCGTTGAGAGAAAGGGGTTATTTAGACGGAAAAAGGTAGTAGCCTTAGTTCATGCGCATGAGTGCATGATATACGTAAACAAGATCGATAAACGTCAAAATATGCACCTATCGTCGGTGCTGTATAAGCTTCGACAGCGAGGTATACAAATGATCACTTCAAACGTTAAAGACAAGTCGTTCGGCTTTGGTTTTTTAGTGTTCACCGCGAAAGTTATTGAAAAAAAATAGAATTATGAAAGTTAGATTAAAAGATGTTAAATATTCCGGAGTCACAGAAAGGATTCTTCTTAGTGCCAGTATGTTGAATGACCTTGTTGGCGACAATAATAGAGGTATTATTAATATTATTTCAGGTCTAAATACGGTAATAGATTGCTTAGAAATAGAGGTGCACGAATTGATTAAGATTAAAAACGAAAATACGGCAGGTGTACATCATTTAAAGGTTTTGCCTGAATACTATAAGGCTTTAGGTTCTGGTGATAAAAATTTCGAAATAAGAAAGGATGATCGAGGTTACCGTGTTGGCGATATGCTTGTACTCAACGAATGGAGCGAAAAAAAATATACTGGAAATTTCAACAAACGACGTATAACATACATTCTTAAGGACTGTGAAAAGTTTGGCTTAATGGACGGCTACGTAATACTAGGGCTTGATTAATTAAAATCACAAACGATCCTTAAACCCCGACAGATTTCTATTCCGTCGGGGTTTTTTGTATTTTTGATCCCGTATGCAAATAGACTTCAAACCTACTTTAAAGCAGTATGAAATGTTCGAGGCATGGGATGATGCCACTAGTACCTCTATACTGTTCGGTGGTGGTGTTGGTTCGGCGAAGTCCTACGGTTTAATGTCTCTTGCCGTAATCAAAGCGTTGCAGTATAAAGGGGTTAGATTCTTAATTGGACGTAAGACTTACAGAGACTTGATAGACACCACTATTCAAACGTTGTTTAAAGTGTTTGAGTCGTTCGGCATGAAGTCAGGGATTCATTATATTTACAATCAGAATGCAAAGACTATTACATTTAATAATGGAAGTAGTTTTATCCTAAGGCACATAGACTACGTGCCGAGCGACCCGAATGGCGCAGCTCTAGGATCACTCGAACTTACCGCAGCTTTTTTAGATGAAGTAGGAGAGATGGACGGGAGAGTTGTTCGAGTTGTTCACTCCAGAACTGGAAGGTGGAAAAATGAAGAATTAGGTATAAAGCCCATGACGTTCATGTCTTGTAATCCTAGCCGAAATTTCTTGTTTAATGACTTTTACAAGCCTTGGCAAAAAGGCGAACTTGCCGCGCACCGCAAGTTCGTTCATTCCACTTTAAAGGACAACCCATACCTAGGTGAAGCTTATAGAAGTAACTTAATAAACACGCTTAGCCTAGAAGAAAAGAGGCGTTTAGTCGATGGTTTATGGGAGTTTGACGGCGACCATAACTCGTTGACTAAGTACGATAATGTGTCGGATATGTTCGGTTATTTAAAACCAACATCATGGGCAGGGAAATGGTGTATAACTGCCGATATAGCATTCGAACACGACAAGTGTTTAGTGATCTTGTGGAATGATTTCGATGTTGTTAAAATAGTCTCTGTAAAACCTGACGAAAAGCCGGAAGACGTTGTACTGTCATTGCAGAAAGAATATAAGGTGTTAGGTCGTAATATCGTTTATGATGCTACGGGTGCTGGCTTGTATTTAAAGAATTACTTAAGAGGTGCTTACGTCTTTCATTCAGGAGCTAAAGCGATTAAAGATGTGAAAAATTTCGAACACCTTAAGACACAATGCTACTACAAGTTAGCTGAACGTATAATGGACGGGGGGGTGCGTGTTTTTGACGAATCTCTTAAAGAGCAAACGATAGACGAATGCTTGCAAATAAAGACTATCCCAAGGGAGAAGCTGGACGGAGTTATTAAGCTAATTAAAAAAGATGAAATAAAAGCTAACATAGGAAGGTCGCCTGATATACTGGACACTCTAGCTATGCGGGAGGTGTTAGAGTTGAAGGGAGGGTTCTCGATTGGGCTTTAGTTTTTTTTTACGCATAGTATGTGCGACTTGGTTATTTTGGCTATTTTTGTTATTAAAAATAATTATAATGCTATGGGGAAAAGGGTTACTTTGAAAAATACTATAAAATTGAAAAACACAAACAACTGGCAGGCTACGGGGTCTTTCGAGTCAAAAAGGGAGTTTGTTAAGATGCTTCTCAGCTCAGGCTTCTTGTTATTTGACGAAAAAAAAACGCTGAAAAATATGTATGTAGACGGCGCAATTATTAAAGCAGTCGACATCGACCGTAAAGGCAATAAGGGCAACTTTCTTATCTCTTCTGACGATATAGACAAGAGACTTACCCACTTCGCGTTAGATAGGATTACAGACAAAAGTTGGTTGCTCGAATTTATTTACAATATAAAATAATTTGAAATGAAAAACGTAGAAATTAAAAACAATTGGAACGAAATCACATTGTCTGATTATTGCAGGTTAGCCGCGATAGAAGGGGAGGAGCATCGGTCGAGCATCGAAAAGAGGTGTAAGGTAATCGAGGTTCTTTCATCAATGACTTTCAAGGAAATTGTAAACTTAGATCAAGACAGCTTTGGTAAACTTGTTGACAAGATTAGCTTTATAGATGGTCAGGCAGAAGCGTATAAAGAAGAATTCTTTGAAATAGATGGAGTAAAGTATATGAAGCTTCACAACCTTGATAAGCTAACTGTGGGAGAATCTATAAGTATCGAACAACTTATGGTTGATTACGCTACTTTAACTAATGGAGGCGTACCCAAGCTTTACGAGATTCTGCCGGATATACTAGCGGTAATAATTAGGCAAGCTGTTAAGGTGGGTGATGTATATGAAATAGAGCCTTTTGATGCCGACACTGTGCCCGCTCGAAAAGAAATGTTTTTAAATAATCTTACCGTCCCTTTTTTCTCGGCGTCGGCGAAGGATATTTCGACTGGCGCGCTGAAACTAGAAAAAATAATCCAACGGTGTTTAACGCCGGAGCAACTACAAATGTTGAGGGCGAAGAAGTAGTTGATGTGGATAGGCTTGCTTGGTTCAAATTTATTGATACAATGGCAGGAAGTGACTTAACTACTCACGAGGAATTCTTTAAAGTTAATTGGCTTTACGCCACCACGATACTGGCGGCTAGGATTGAAAAAGAAAAGAAAAAAAATGAAAAATGAACAAAACCTTAAATAATATTACCGATAAAATAGAAGAGCTTGCCGAGGCTCACGAAATGATAAACGATTATTCCGGAGGCAATACTGCCAACATGGGGACAGACGTTGAAGAGGCTAGAGACTTGAAATATCCCTACCTCTGGTGGGATTATCGTGATACCGGGTATTTGTTGACTCAGAATACCCGGGGAATCGCTGAAAAAGTGTACGCGATAAGCGTGTGCATAATGGACAAGATGACTCCCAACATAAATAATACCTCGGAGGTAATGTCTGATACGGAATTCATATTGTCAAATATCGTTCAGAAAATCGCTAACGACAAGGATTTGAGAGAGTTTAGGCTCGACTATAACAACATACAGGTATTACCTGTCTCTGACGACGAGATAGATGGTGCTATGGGGTGGTGCGCTGTTCTGAACTTTAAAATCCCTTACGATTTTTGCGCAACTCAACTACCTATGTAATGGCTATCCAGACGAGAGTAAACAGGTCGTTAGCATCATTGTTCGATGAGTACGGCGAGAAGCTAGTTGAAAACCTAAAAAGAGCACTTGTCGATGTTGGTAAGTACTCTACCGGAGGGCTTGTTGACTCGATCAGCTATAACGTTAAAGTGGCTGACGGAAAGGTGTTGGTAGAGCTTGACGCGCAGGACTATCTTAGATTCGTGGATAAGGGTCGCCGCCCCGGGACTTTTCCCAATATCTCAGCTATCGAGAGATGGGCGAATGCCCGGGGAATATCGCAGCGTTACGTCTTTCCAATAGCTTTAAAGATCAAAGAGGAAGGCATCCCTGCCACCAATGTTGTAAAGAAAAGTCTTGACAAAACCAATAAGGAGTTCATGCCTATTTACCGTGAGCAACTGTCTAAGATGATCGGATTAGTCTTAGTTAATGACGTATTTAATCAAACGACTACGCAAGGTCGAATAATATCTAAAAAATTCAAATAATGGCAATAACGATGTTCGTTGAACCTGATAGCTATCAGCCTATCCACACCCCGATAGTCTTCCTTTTGGGATCAACTATCTCTGATTTTTCAAACTTCAAATACAGATTTCGAATAACTGTCGGTGCGCAAGAGAGGTCTATATACGTGTCTCCCCGACCTTCAGACGCGAAGGGAGAGATCGACATTTCTAGGCATTTACGAGACTTCTTAGACACTCACGAGTTCGATATTGAAAATACGTCCAACTCTTTTACGGCGCAATTCGTAAAGTATCAGGTTGTTGTAGATGAAGTTTGGACAGATGCAGGCGTGACTGTTACAAACCCTAGCGCGTATTCATTTACCGACAATCCTATAGCTTACAACTCTGTGCTGAACAGGACTGAATGGGTTAACTTCACACCTTACGATTACAAGCTTCGTGACGACTTGCTTTTGCCGTTGCAAACAAAGATACTTCTATCTCGTGATAGCAGGTCAGGGTATCACAAGGACGATGTTATACGTATGCACATCGTGGGAGATACCGAGGGGATCGGTAGACGTGTGAGAATTGTTGAATACGATGCTGCCGGAGGCATTAACATTGGCGAATACATCACTATAACCAACAACAGCAAGTGCGTTTACTTCTTTCTTGACTTATCAAACAGAGCTTGGGTAGCTTCAACCAAGAGCTTTAGCTTACAAGTGTTTGACCTCATCGGTAACGAGGTTTCACTCATGAAGACATTTGACCTGTTAGACGCTGTATGTTCGTCGTTCGATAATTACCGATTTATTTACATAGACAGCTTAGGGTCTTACGATTGCATCAACCTCAGCAGAGCGAGCACCTCAGAGCTAAACGTCAAATCGACCACATTCGACAAACGAGAGGATTATTTTAGCAACCTTGGAAGTGAGCGGATCCGGACGGTGTCGAACATTGTAGCTTTTGACTCGTTCACCGCCAATACCGACAACCTGAAAACTTACCAGACCAAGCAGGTTGAGGAGTTGATTTTGAGTAACAACACATTCCTAGACGTGCGCAACATGGAAGGATTCGAAGGTATAAACTACATTCCCGTTATTATCACCACCACCAAACTAAAGCGAGCAAAATCCGAGAATCAAGAAATCCCGCAGTACACGATCTCGTTTGTGCCTGCGTACAATAAACGTACACGATGATAGACAAATTAACGATATACAACAGCGACTTTTCAGAGGCTATACGAGAGTTAGATTTGGGTAAGGACCAACCGTTCCAAATTATATTTAGAATGTCGGACATTCGAAACCCATCCAAGCGTGGAGGGTCGCATAGCTACACAGTGACGCTGCCTAGTACTCAGGTTAACGACGAGTTTTTCGGAGGTCTTTATGATCCCAATGCAGGCTACGAGGTGTTTAATCCTAACTTTAAAACCTATTGCATATTAACAGTTGACAGTGAAGAGTTGCTTGTCGGCTACTTTGAGTTAAAAACGGTTAAGGTGAATGACTTGGGCGAGATCGAATACGCTTGTGTTTTTTTCGATAATGCGGTTAGCTTGTTTAGCAAGCTGAATAAGCTAAAGGTTGTGGGTAATACTGACCCCGCGGATGATATTGACTTTTCCGACCTCAACCATGTTTGGAACAAAGATAGTATAGTCAACTCATTCACGGGAGACTGGCTGAATACAGGCTACTACTACCCTCATTTATTGACCAACAAAGCTATTATGACGGTCGAGGACTTCCAGCCTGCTATTTACGAAAAGAGGCTACTCGACAAGATCGTTAGCAAGCATGGATTTACTTGGGGAGGGTCGCTAAAAGAAGATCCTAATTTCGCTAATGTCGTGATCCCCTACACCGGAGAAGTACCGAGCCTTACTGAGGAGGTCGCAGCAGCTCGGGCAATGACAGCTAAACGAGCTACGGACGTTGATCCGTTCATTGCTGTGACAAGCAGCTCTGGATATTTTAGCACAGGCATCTCACCTATTGATTTGAATGAGGAAATTGATCCCAACGGGCTTTGGTCCGAAGGCTACAAGTATACAGCACCTGACGATGGACGGTTCTTTTTTGAATATAAGTTCGATTTTCGTGCAGGTATAGACTACTTTAAAGGCATCGGTATAGTGACTGGGAAAGACCTTAATTTCTACGGTGAGATCAAGGTTGTCGCACGAGTATATAACGACGTTGGAGCTTGGCAGTATTCGACTTACCCTATTTTGGTAGGGACTAATTCTATCATATTAACAGGTGACGACTACGACAATACCATGCACTATTTGAGGCAGGATATTGATATGGCTGAACCTTTAAACTTCTCGGTAGCTTCAAGCTTCGACGGTGTTCCTGATGCCGATTTCTTCGAATTATCAGCGGGATGGGAAGTTCGGTTCTTTTTTCAATTTAGAGGCTTCGGGCTTAGACGGGCTGACGGATCACTTTACGATGGTAGCGTTATAGACCTTGACGGTTGGGTAGCCAATCTAAAGACCTCATCATTCATCCGTTGCAAAGAGAAGTTAGACGCATTAGGTGAATGGTCAACGCCTGACTATTCCAATTTTATAAATAAGTCAATGCTTCAGATGGATGTGTTCAACGATATTATCGCTCGGTATGATTGCTACATATACCAAGACCCCACCAATGCGAGCAACATTATCTTTGATATTGGCGAGGATTTCCGGAACAGTGGGGCGGTGGTTGACTGGTCGAATATTCATCGACGTGAAGACATGGATGTGATTAAGCCGATAGCTGAACTTCAAGACGAAAAGCTTCAATTAACCTATAAGCCAGCCAAAGATTCGTTTAACGGTGTTTACACAGAGGCAACTACGGACGTTTACGGCGAGTACGAATACACCTTTGCGAACGAGTTTGTTAAGAAAAAAACACGAGTAGTTCAAACGCCTTTTGAGCCTACCCCATTGGTTAGGTTGAGGCGTAACAATACGCCTATCGGAACGCCGTACGAGCAAAGCCTTATTACCTCTAAATTGGTCGGAGCACCTAAGCCAATAGTACCCTCTATAAATCCGTCGTCTAAGGTATCTAACCTTCGATTGCTTTATAAAGGCGGATTAATCAATCCAATGAACGTTCCGGCGTCAAAGGCATCTTTCATTTTGAAATACAGACCTACCGCCTTCGGAGAGGATTACACCTATTATATGCCACAAGGCTATCCATACGCAGGTCACTACGATGATCCAGTGAACCCTACTCATGACCTCAACTTTGGTACACTGCAAATGCACATGGACAACTTCGTGTCTGTTGGCACTGCGAATAACGCGAGAAACATATATTGGCGTAACTCCATCGAGCAAATGGCTAAAGGCAAGCTCATGACCTCATACCTCGAATTGTCGTCTGCTAACGTGTCACAAATAAGGCAAAAGCCTAACACCTTGGTTTGGTTGAAAAAAAAGTATTGGCGAGTTGATAACATTGGTTTTGAGGCGAATAGCAAACTGCGAAAAGTTACGAAGGTAGATTTGGTGAGTGCTGAAAGCGGGATTTCCATAGATACTAGCGATTCGTTTTACCGACCTGATGCGGAGGTCGAATACAGTGATAGTAACTTTGGCATCACTCCGAACACTGGAGGTGGTATAGTTAAAACCGATACCGACACGAACGGAAACACCGTATCGAACGCCACCGGAGGTATCACAATAACCGGATCAGGCAACATTGTCGGCAGTGGATCAACAAACGTATCAATAATTGGATCAGGAAACACAATCGGATCAAACACTAGTAATACTACTCTCACGGGCAGTAACGGAAATACGATCCTAGCTTCTAATGTGACTATTATAAATACTGATAACGTGGTGGTAACGACTGACAATACCACGATAATCGACGGCGTTTTAATTATCGGTGACGAATCGTTAACTTTGTTTAATATCGTTGAGGGAGGCGAGGACAATGTGTACGTATCAGGCGCGACAGGTAGCCACGATCTGATCCAAACAGAGCCTGACACTGTATACGACGACGCAGCAACTACCTTGGTTCATGTTTTGGATGGAAATACGAACAGTAAAATCAATATTTAATGAGTCTATTAAAAATATTAAACGCTCGGTTTCGAGTTAAACGAACTTCGGAGACCGGGGTGTCCCCTACGGTAGCACCTTCTGAGGATTTTTTGGATGGGACATGGACGACTGAAGACGTATACGACGGCGAATTCTTTGCCAACAGCACCGACGGTCTGCTTTGGATAAATATCGGAGGAACTATTTACCCAGTCCAACTAGGTGTAGACGGTGGAGGAGGTTCGAACGGGGTGTCTGTAACCGGAGTTATTGCCGGAGGCGGGGGAGTTATAACGGCAGCTCATAACCTCAACTTAGCTATACCAACAGCAATGATCGTTCAGGTCGTTAATTCGGCAGGCGAGATGGTATTGGCAGATAAGGTTGATAATTTCACGGCGAACACGGTGGACGTGACCTTATTTAAGGCAGACACTTACCGTGTAAACATGATTAAAATCTAATAAAAATGGAATCACACGGAAAATTAAATATAATTCAAGCGGCAGCGGTAAATTTCGGTGAAATATCCCCGGTACTAACTGACGCAGCTCTTCAGGTTAGAGGTCTGTTGAGTAATGGGACGTCTAAAATATTGAGTTTTCAAAGTTCGACAGGCGTTGAAAGGGCTTTGATGTATGACGACGGTAGGTTTTTCACGGGGTCAGGTATAGGATTAATCGAGATCGCCAACTTCCAACAGGTTCACGCAACGAAATTCGGCAATTACGGCGTTGGATTTTACAGCTACGACCATAATAGTGCGGGCGTGACCTACCAAGGGCAAGGCTCGACACCTGTTGAATTATCTGTTTCTAATCAAGGGTCTGCTGGAAGTAAGACAGCCTTAGAGGCTTCATGTGTGTCATCTGCCCCTTCAACCAATAGGGCTGGGTATTTTAAAGCTAGAGACGGATCGTCGGTATGCGAAGCCCTTAAGGCTCATGTTGTTGGCGGGGGTTCGATAGCTAGCTCAACAGGCAAGAAAGCATTCGTTGCGGTGAACGAGTCTTCAGTGCCATCAAGTGAAAAGGTCGGAGCGGAGATCATCGTTAAAGAGAATTCAAATACGGTTGTGTACACTGGCGATCAGGCAGCTCTAAAGGTGTCTGCCCAAGGTTCAACGAATGTAGGCTCAACGAATAAGTCTCATGCTATCATCGCTTCAGCAGCTAATAGCACCGTTGAGTCTGTCGCTATATTAGTACCTGCGATATTGGCAGGTGTTCAAGAAGGAAATGTAGTTCTTGGGGCAGATCAATCAACTGCCAACAATTCAATGCTAGAGGTTACTGGAGATGCTGAACTCGTCGGTAATTCAAGCCGCTTGATAATGACAAAACCGGACGGCGGTAGGGTATCGCTGACGGTCGATAATTCAAACACTTTAATCATAACACCACTGTAATGGCAATAGTAAAAGAACTTGGAGAAGTAACTCAAACAGCACTCTTAAGACGTCGGTTTGCGGGGTCAGATTGGAATGTAGAAAAAAAAAGAATACAAGTATTATACGTCGAAGAGAAGTACGTGGTTGACCTTGACGGCAACCAAACTATTATCGACAGTTATATGAAAAATTTCTTTTTAGAGGAAGATTTTTTCACTTCCGGAATAGGTGCGGCAATGGTCGACGGCATCAATGAAAGGCTTGCACAAGCTGATCCTTCAGAACAAATAGACCCAGTTGTATAATAATTAAATCAAATAAAAAATGGCAAACGAATTCATTAAAAACCCCATCCTATAAGCGACGGGAGCACTAAGTTAATCATAACTAGGACGGCTCAATTTGGGACTTCCGCAAGCGTGCAATTAATTACCTCAGCCGACTTCGACGGAACTACTTCAACAGCTCGTCTGATCCAGTCTAACGACATTGACCTCGCTATTGATGATTGGAACTTTTTACCGGAAGGAGTGCTCGGGTTAATCGTAGGATCAAACCTACTTCAAACAGAGTCATTCACTTGTAAATACCTCGCTATAGTTATAGACATTGGGGATGCTACATTAGGAAGTATCAATATAGTTAATCATTTCAACTCTTAAGCATGAGAAAAGAGCAATTTATATACATCCCATCAACCAGTCACGGTGTAGCTGATTACAGCGATACCGCAACGTCTGTCACCCCACTAGTTGTAACTGGTGGGGGTGCTCGGGTTAAGCTTACAAACGACGGGCTAGGGGCATTCACCAACTTAGACCACTTACCGGATGGCGTTGGGGACGTTTGGAATCCGGTAACTAGCCAGTTTGATTTTTCAGACCTGCCTTTAGGATCGGTCATACATGGAAGGGTTGACCTTCAGATCACCACGATAGGTACTAATGCAGAGTTCAGGATCGAGCAAGATTTGGCTATCGGAGGTTTTGCGTACACTTTAACAGGTGGTGGAGAAACCTATAAGAGCGCAGGGACTTATCAATTCATTTCGGTTGGGTTCGTCTACATCGGCGACGACAACACTCGCTTCAATCCTGCGGAGCTATATTGCAAATGCACCAACGACTGCACCGTAGTAGTTAACGGATGGGCATTAGCTCTTAACCTTAAATAAAAAAAAAGCCGCATCAATTACGACGCGGCTTTTTTAATACTTAAATATGATTGTTACTCAGGAGTTCCGATACCTGAAAGTCCTGATCCCATCGCTCTAGCACAAGGGTAGTACTCCCATTGTATGCAATCTATATTATTCAAATAAGCTAAATCCCCGCCCAAGCAAGTAGCAAAGGCGGGGTGATTAATTATTTATTAGCTATCTTATACCAGTATTCTGAACCTTCACGTGTTCGGTAAAAACTAAAAGCGTTTAAACAAAAGTCTTGAAATGTTCCAAAATCTTTTTTCATGTGAGCTTTAAACTTGTCTTCTTTTTTTTCGTTAAGACCGTTCGTGTATCGCTTGAATGCATTTCTAACTTTCTCGGGCATCATGAAAAAGTATTCGATATTCTGATTTTCAACATTGCGCATACTCGCTAAATCAAACCAGTAAGCCGTTTGATTGGTTTCAAAAAATAAAAAAGCGGACATCGTAAAGTCGTAAAAAGTTTCGTATTCTTTTGACATAAAGTCTTCAAAGTCAAGGTGTGACGATGAGTGTTTTCTCACATTTAATTTAAAAACTTCCCTTTTCTTTTTCGGTATTAATTTGAAGTACATTTCGTTTTTTTTCATATTTTTTTTTTTTATTTTAAATCCCCCACCTAAATGGGGGATTCTTTTTGTTAACCTATTATGTCAATTATTTTAGACGCTGTATTTGCCTCGTCAACACTCATCATGTTTACTAGCACCATAGTAGCTTCTATTTGCGCTATCTCACTACGCATCCTTTTTATTTGGTTTTTAGATTCTTCTATACCTTGCTTCTCTTCAGCTATTGCGTTAGCAAGGTTCTTTCTACATTCGTTCAATAGATAGGTCATTCTTTCTTTTTCATTCATAAACTTTAATTTTTAGTTATTAATTAATTGCTTGGAGCAAATATAGTTACTATTCTTGAATAACGAGCTATTTTTTTGAACTTTTTTTTATTTTTTTTTTTGGTTACATTTTTTTCTACGTATTTATACCTATACATTTACATTAAATCAAACCTATAAACGAATTAATTTGCTGCACATGGATGGACTGACTATTTTTGAACGGAGAAAAAACTATAAAAACATGGTCGAAAACGAATGGCTGCTAAAGGTTGCAGGATTAATTGCGGGGAGTATAATAGCTTATTGCTCGCCTGTGATGGAGATATGTATGTACGTGTCATTTCTGATCGTGGCGGACACTTATACTGGTTTTATAAAGTACCGTCGAAAAAACGAGTCCGCCAACTTCTTTAGAGCTGTTCGGTCAGCGGAACTATTTACGGCAGTATCTAAATGGTCGGTGTACATGACTTGCGTAATGATCGCTCACGGCGTTCAATTATATATATCGCCAGACTTACCTATTGATAAGACTATGCTTGTAATACTTTGCTCGATCGAGTTCCGGAGTATCGACGAAAACATTTTCGAGATAACAGGTAAGAGCATTATAAAAATTTTCATCAGCGCGTTATCGCGCAATAAATCAAATATAAATGGAAAAGATCAAAAATAACGAAGTAGTTGTCACATCACCTTCGAAGGGTGACGTTGTAAAGTTAAGGCTGTACAGGGATAATATCGCTCAGATGCAGAGAAGAATAGGCGTTATAACTAGTGTTAGGAAAGGCGTTATCAATTATTCATTTGATAACATTGAAGGAAAGAAATTGAAAGCCTCGGTGGACGTTAATTCATTAGCTCGTAACGGGTATTGTTACGCAGGTTTTGAGCCAAAAGAATTAATATAATCAACGTATGGCTGAGGTAGTTCAGATAAAGACGGAGTTCGACGGCAAGCAGGCTGTTGGAGGATTGATCCAAATAGAGAAAGAAGCAAAGAAAGGAGGGAAGTCGTTAGCGCAAATGCAAGCTGACGCGGAGGAGTTAAGGGAGCAATTGGAGTCTACCGCGTCCGGAACCAAGGAGTTCGAACGCCTAAGAAAAGAGGTAGTAAAGGCAGATAGTGAGATTCAAACATTGTCTAAGACGATGGAGGGTATGGATGCCGAAGGGAAGGCGGGTGAGTTAGGTAAGGTCGCTGGAGGTATTGGATCAATAGCTACAGCCTCAGCTTTAGCGTTTGGCAACAATGAGGACGCGGAAGCTTTCTTCGAGACATTCGCTACGGGTTTAGCTGTTACAGAAGCGTTTAAAGGAGGTATTGAGGCTGCGTCGGGAGTGATGAGGTTATTCCAATTAGGGGTTATTCAGGACACTGCGGCAAAGATAGCTAACACTGTAGCAACTATCGGGATGACTATCGCAACTGGCGCGCTTAATGTAGCGGTTGGAGTAGCTACGGCTGCCCAATGGCTATGGAATGCAGCTATGACAGCCAACCCTATCGGACTTATTGTTGTTGGTGTGGCAGCTCTCGCCGCAGGGGTGCTTTATGCGGTCGGAGCATTGGATGGAATTATCGACGGTTTCACTGAATGGGGTAAAGCTATCTTGATCATGTTACCGCCGATATGGCTACTCGTTGAGGCTTACGACGCTTTATTCGGAGAGGAAGCTAAGAAGCAGGAGCAAATCAAAAAGGGCATACGCGACGAAGCTAAGGCGAGAGATCAAAGGATTAATGATATTAACCGAGTCCGCAAAGCGGAAAAGAAAGCTCACGAAGACAGGCAGAAGGCTTACGATGTCTATATAGACACCTTAGAGGCTGCCGGAGAGTCATCATTCAAAGCTAGGCTAAGTCAGTTAAAAGACATTTTAGCTGAAAAGGAAGCTGTTCTTGAATCATCAAACGCTAAGCTCCAGTCTTATATTGATTACTACATGAACGTCGCGGCTTTGCGAGGTCAATCAACTGACGACTTTAAGGCGCAAATGAAAAGGCAAGGCGTTGACTTCGATAAGTTACAGGCTCGTTTCAAAAAAGCTCAACAAGATCAAGTGAACGGCGTTCAGTATGCACAAAATGAAATTACGAGGCTCACGCGAGAGCACAACAAAGAGTTAGCGGATGAAGCTAAAGCCAAGCAGGATGAATTGGATAAACTCGCGGACGACGCTTTAAAAAGGCAAAGAGAGATATTTAAACAGCTTGATGATTTAGAGGTTCAGGATGACCCCGTAGCAAAGGCTATGCTAGATTTCGAAAGAAAAACCGAATTCTTAAACGAAGCCCTGCCGGAAGAGAATGCTTTAAGGATCGCGTTTGAAAAAGAGTTATACAAACAGCTTGACGAGATCGAGGAAGAGCGTCTGAAGAAGTTAGAGGAGGAGAGAGAGAAGTTAAGAGAATTAGAAGAAGAGGACTTGCAAAGGCGGATTGATGCGATAAGAGCATTGGACGACGTGGAAGCTGAGCGTGATCCTGTAGCTAAAGCGATGCTCGATTTCGAAAGAAAAATAGAAACGCTCGACGCTACCATACCTGAAGAAAACGCATTGATAGTAGCTTATGAACAGCAGCTTATAGATGAATTAGCGTTACTGGATCAAGAAGCGAAGGACGCTGAGGTAGACAGAGCTAAAGAGGCAGCGGAAGAGATCGAGAAAATACGTAATGAAAAGATAGAGGCAGCAAAAAATGGAATCGAGTCGATCGCTAACGTGTCAAACATTGTTGAAGAACTACAAGTTGCTCAGGCGGGCGATAATGAGGAGAAAAAGGAGCGTATAAGAAAGGCATCGTTCAAGCGAACTAAAGCACTTCAACTTAGTTTAGCTATAGTGGATGGCTTTAAGGCTGTCACTTCATCACTAGCTTTGTCACCTATTGCACTCGGTCCTGTGCCCAACCCTGCGGGTATCGCTTCACTAGCCTTTGCAGTCACCACTTCGGCGGCTAATATCGCTAAGATAGCGACGTCTAAATACAGTGGAGGAGGTGCAGCTCCCGTATCTTCCCCTAGCTTATCCGGTGCTAGCGGTAGCGTGGGTGGAGGCTCAATTAATTCAGCAGCTTCAACCGTGCCTTCGGGAGGTGCTGACTTTAATTTAGACAGCTCGCCGCAAGTTAGTTCAGGGTCTGATCCACAGTCATCTGGACAAAGCCAGACAGGTAGCGGAGAAATTAAGGTCAGGGCGGTAGTTGTTGAGTCAGATGTAACGAACTCACAGCTTGCGGTAGGCGCAATAAATAGTCAAGCTAGTTTTAATTAATAAATAAAAAAAATGAAAAAAGATAATTTACCCGTTTACAACGCTGTTGTAGATGTGATGGACGAGAAGAGTGGGACTAATAAGATTTCGTTCGTAAAAAACCCCGCAAACAAAAGTGTCAGCCTATTATTTAAAGACCAAGTTAAGAAGGCAGCAGTAAAGCTGTCCAACGAAGGTGATAAGAGATTGGCGACGGCTTTAGTGATGTCGCCGGACATTCCTATTTACCGATCTGATGAAAATTTGGGGGAGTTTTACGTAAACTATCCCGCCAAAACCATAGAGTTAATGCGGGACAAGTATATGTTTATGAAGAAAACTGACCTTTTCGATGTGGAGCATTCGAAAGACGTTGAAGGCGTGTATATGGTTGAGACTGGTATTGTTGATAGTACTAGAGGTATGGCAGCTCCTGACGGGTTAATGGATGCGGAAGGTAAGGCACTTGCTGATGGTAGTTGGTGGGCGACGTTCAGAGTGTTGAATGATGAGGTTTGGAACGGACTTAAAAGCGGAGAGTTGACGGGGGTTTCACTAGATGGCGTATTCGACCTTTACGAGACAGAAATATCAAGCGACAACGCAGATGTAGAGAAGAAAAAAGAGGAGAAAATGAAAAATGAAGAAAAAAAGAAAATTAGCCTATCTATATTTGATACAGATAAAAGCAAGTTTGAACGACTAACAGCGATCAGGCAGCTTGAAAATATTAAATAATGAAGAGGAACAAGGGCAATGTATTAGCTGACACCGAAAAGGTTATGGTACTCAATGCGCTTGCTTCGAAAGGTTACAAAAAGCCGTCTAACTACAAGCTTATTCATTCCGAAATTTGCGACGAAAACGAGGATCTATACGACTACGATTCGTATATCAAAAAGGTTGTTAAATCATACGGTGAAAAGCTGTCGGTTAGTACGGTGTCTAACCCTAACGAATCCAGCCGTTTAGATTATGGTCAGTACAAAGTTAGGTTCAGATATGTGCTTTCACCTCTTCACGCTGGTGAGGCTACGATTAAAGAAAATAGTCGCGAGTTTTGTCAAGTACTTATTGGTGAAGGGAAGTTATACAGGATCGAAGACATTAACATAATGTCGTTCAGAGGTGTTAACCCCATCACTAATAAGAATTATTCAATATTCAAGCTCAAAGGTCATTGGAATTGCAGACACGCTTGGCAACGCGAAGTTTACATAATTGAGCGTGATAATCAAGAGGTTGGCAACAACCCTATTGTTGAACAAAACATTTTACTTAAAATGAAAAAAAAATTATTTGAGATGGCTAGAAAGCTATCAAACACTAATGTTAAGTTGACGGATGCGGAAAAATTGGAGTTATCAGAAATGATTGCAAAAAAAGCTGCTGACGCTAATTTGAAATTTTTAGACGCGGTTTCCGGTGACACTGTAATGAAAATTGAAGGCGAAGAATTAACCGTAGGGGCATCTGTTACGACTGTTGATGCTGAGGGAAATGAGGTAGAGACTGCGGACGGAACTTACGAGGTTAAGGTTGGGGAAAAAGATTTTTCTATCGTTATTAAAGACAGTATGATCGAGTCATTCGCTGAGGTGGTGGCTACAGCGGAGGGTGAGCAATTTAATGCAGAAAAGAGCTACGGCGATCTAATTAAAAAGTTGGACGACATTTCTAGCAGACTTCCAAAAAAAGAAGATAGCGTTGACGCAAAAATGACCAAAGCTATTAAGGATTTAAAAGCTGAAATGTCAGAGATTATAGATGAAAAGTTATCTAAAGCCCCTGCATTCAAAAACAGACAGCAAGCCTATTCTTCGCAAGGATCGGGATTCGGCGACATTCTAGAGAGGTCTAAAGCATAAGGTCGGTAGCCACCTTTAAAAAGGCTTATTATTTAAAATTAAAACAAAAAACAAATGTCATTAAACATCGCGGCTATAACGCCATACGTAAAGGAGAATGCTAAAAATATTATCTCCCGCTCCATTCTGGGAATGGAATCATTAAAGTACTTAACTGTTCAGCCAAATATTAAGAGTTCTGAAAATCTAACCAACATCGTTACACAAGCTTCTCTTCAAGCAGGGTCTTGTGGATGGTCACCTTCAGGTGTCACCACTTTAGGTAAGCGTACTATTACGGTAACCGACATCATGTCCCAAGAGTCCATTTGTATGAAGATTTTGGAAAATACTTTGTTCCAATTAATAGCTACGGCAGGAACTATTGCGGGTAACGAAAACTTCGTGCTAGAGCAAGCATACATGGATAATAAAATCCTAACCATTCAGGAGCAGTTGGAGTCTGATATTTGGGCAGGAACAGTTGTTGGAGGGAGGTTCTTTGATGGATTGTTAGAGGTTATCAATACTGACGTTGTTCCTTTAGGGGTGAGCAATGTGATTGCTCGTACTGGGTCTATAATTGACGACATCGACTCTCTAATTGCCTTGCTTCCTAAAGGGGCTTTGAAGGCTAAGGATTTGCACATCTATTTAGATTCGGCAAACTACCTTAAATTAATGATCGAGGTAAGAGACAAGAATTGGTTTCATGTCACAACCGGAGACTCTCAGAAAATGGAGTATGTTTATCCGGGCACTAACATTAAGGTTGTTGGTGTTAACGGTTTTGACGGTGACAACTCGATCGTTTTAGCTTCGAAGTCTAACTTGGTTATTGGTACTGACCTTGCGGGAGACTTTGAGACTGCGAAATTCTGGTATTCTGAGGACAATTTAGAGCACAGATTTCACATGAATTTCCGTCTAGGAAACCAAATAGCTATACCTGCTGAGGTTGTAGTAGCTCAATAAATTAAAAACAATTAGCCGGACAATTTTTCGAATCGTCCGGCTATGTAAAAAAAATATAATATGGCAGGATGCGTATTAACAAGCGGCTATCAGTTAGCTTGCCAAGCAGGATCGGCAGGAGTTCACACGGTGTACATCGCTGGTCATTTTAAGGGAGTAGTCTACTACTCCGAAGCAGATAACGGAGGAGCTTCAACAGGGATATTGGAAAGTTGGGAAGACCCGTTAGCGGTTTCAACTTTAGATTTTAAAACTTTCGAGCAAGATGTTCAGATAGCTGCGGGCACTGAGAATGTTGTAGCTGATCGAGTTAACCAAACGGTTTACATTGAGCAATCTGTTGAGATTACTATACACTACGGAAAAGACCCTTTAGTTAACGATGCGAATAGAACTATGATGCAGGAGTTAATCAAAGGCAATATGGCTATCATTGTTCGTGAAAACAATGGCAACCACAGGCTTTACGGAGCTGAAAATGGCTTACGAGTTACGGCGGGAGCTGGTGGTACAGGAAAAGCTTTTGGAGATTTAAACGGAATTGTCCTAACATTGTCAGGCATGGAACCTGACTTCGCCCCTTTAGTTAACTTAGGTATTACAGCTCCAGTTAACGGTCAACCATTCACGATTTAATGATCGTAGTTAAACAAGGACTAAATGAGGTGTTGGCTACTTTATCTGAACGGGTAACGTTGCCAGCACCTTATTTTTTATTGCTGAGAGTTACCAACGTGTCAGACGAATTATTCGAAAAGATAGTATTGGTTAATAATCTAACGACAAGCGAGGCGATTGATCGAATAGGGCTAGAGCTAGTCGCTGATAAGCTGTTAGAAGACCTCTCAGGAGCTAAAATACATCTGAATGAAGGTGAGTACCGTTATGAGTTTTATGAAAGCTTAGACACCTCCTTAGATGTGTCCGGTAAAACTTTGCTTGAAGTTGGGTTGTTGAGGTATTACGGATTAAAAACAGAAACACTATACAATGAACAAATCACAGAAAAAACCTACAGAGGTTAGAAGGGTGGCTATGGAGTCTGTCAGTCTCGACTTCTCGGACAGCATCCCTGCGATGTCATTTAAAGAAGATAAGAGACTGGGTATCATTAAGGCAGGTGATGACAATGCTTATTTCGATTTTTTAGAAGAGCTTGTAACTGATGGGTCAGGCAAGCATTCGGCTATCATATCTAAAAAAACAAAGATGATAGCAGGCAACGGCTTTCAGAACGATAGGAATGGGGTTCTGAAAGACTTTATCCGAAACTCGAACGGAAACGGAACGCTGACTAACATAGCTAAATTAGTAGCTATGGACTTGGAAGTGTTTAATGCTTTCGCTTTAATTGTTCGATGGAACAATGATAAGACTTATATTTCAGCCATCGACCATAAGTCTGTGAAAGAAGTTAGAAAAGGTATTCAGGAAGGGGTGTGGAAGGTGTCGGACGACTGGAAAAACCCGAATAAGCCAGAGTCTAATACTCGTAGTTACAGGGAGTTTACAGGCAAAAAAGGATTGCCTGCAGATTTTGAAAGCCTGAACGACGAGGAAAAGGAAATGCAACTTGTTGAGGTTATTTATTACAAAGTTGCAGGCATCGGGTCGAAGCACTACGGAGTGCCTTACTACAAGCCTTCTATCGACTGGATATTAACGGATAAGGAATGTGGTAAATATTCCTTCAATAACGTTAATAACAACTTTGTTGGAGGTTATCATATCGACTTTATAAGCGAAGTACTGCCGACAAATGACGAGCGACGAGATATTAAGCAAAAATTCAAAAAAGAATACACGGGAGCGGAAGCAGAGAAGGTTATAATGACTTTCTCAGAAGCAGGCAGTAAGACGCAAATAACCCCCCTGCCTACTAACGGTAGCGAGGACGCTTTTATGAATACTGAAATGCGTGCTCAGGAAAATATTTTCATTATACATGAAGTAGTTAATCCTTTACTTTTCGGAATCAGAGTGCCCGGACAACTTGGCGGTGGAGATGAGCTTGAAGAGAGCCTGAGTATTTTTCAATCAACGTACATAGACTCTAAGCAGGAGATCATAGAAGACGTGCTCAACATGTTAGCTAGGATCAACGGCTTAGTCGAGGAATTAAAGCTAAAGCCTTACGTAGTGACTAAACCTAAACAATCTATTTAATATGGAAATAGTAAGATTCCTGACTGTCGAAAGTCTCAAAAATACGATGCCGATAAATATCGACGTCGATTCGAAAATTATTCGCGACGTTATACAGGTTGAGCAAGATGTTGAGGTGATGCAGTTACTAGGTTCTGAGCTGTATGAAAAAATAACGAGTCTAGTTTCTTCAGGCGATATCTCGTTGGTTGAGAACGCAGACTACAAGAAATTGTTGGACGATCATATAATAAAGGTATTGACTTACCTTTCTTACTCATCGTTAGTTTCTCACACGTCTTTTCAATTCACTGATAAAGGTATTCAGCTTAGAGGATCGGATAATTCTCAGGCAGCTTCAATTGAACAGGTAAACAGCATTAGAAAGAAGTACCGAAACAGCGGCGAACTATTTGCTAACATGATGGTGGATTTTATTCATTGCAACCTTGAAAAATTCCCTGAATACTGCCCCGAAGAACCCGAAAGCATGAAGCCTACAGGCAGGGGTTACACTTGCCCAATCCAATTTGATTAAACAAAATGAACAGAATTAACACCTGTTCGTTTTGTTTATTTTTACAACAAATTAAGTTGAGACTATTCACTATTTAGTTCCAACTTAATTTGTTAAAAACCGGCACAAATTAGTTGCATCTTTTCACTGAATTAGTTCAAACTAATTTCTGACAAAACCGGCACAAATTAGTTGCATCTTTTCACCGAATTAGTTCAAACTAATTTCTGACAAAACCGGCACAAATTAGTTGCATCTTTTCACCGAATTAG